GTAATAATCCATTAGCTTTAGTAAAATATTTACCTCGACCCTTTCCAAATGTTTTAGATAAAAAATTATCCCATATTTCATGATGTATAAGGTTAAATGACCATACAAATACCTTTTTATTTAAATTATCCGCAATAAATCGTATAGCTATAAAATTACTTTCTTCATGGGCAAATCCAAGTTCCATCTTTGTTGGATTAACATAAATAGAACATGCACCACCATGCCCACGTGATGCCTTTGTGGAACCTACATATTTTTCTTGTAAATATTGTTCAAATCTCATAATTTAAAATCCATAAATATTGGAATCCACATCAGAATAATTATCAATAGAATCACTCATTTCTTCAATCCATTCATTATCCGAATATGCAGATGGTGCCAATGCAGATGTTATTGCTACTGCGCTATCACTTTCAAATGAATATGCGTATGGTCTAAGTGTTAATATCCATACATATTTATATAACTGAAATACTCTTTCATCATCATCTACATGAACTATTTGAAAATTTCTATTATTCCATACTGTTTTTATTACATCACCGTCATTAGGACTGCTGGTCTTATCAATATCCCTGTAATATGTACCCTTTGGTATATAAGCAATAATAGTATCTTCGCCATACATACCAAAAACACTATAGATATTAGGCTCTTGGTCTACTTCATATATTACTTTGGTTGTTATAGGGTCATGGAATCCTATATGCTCATTCTCACCATACAGTACATCATAATCCTCAATATCAGCATCACGCTTATAATATGATATTTGAACACCCGCAATATCACAGAATTCCATTGATACCGATTTAGCTAAGTCATGCTCAGGATTGCCATGTAAATCATGTAGTTCCCATCCCGGTTTATTAAAGCCTGATAGTGGATTTTTTATTGTCATTTAATTTCCTTTAAGATTTTTCTTGTAAATATTTTTCGAATCTCATAATCAAAATGCCCTTTAATATCAAATACTTAGTAACCTATGGAAATATCGTACCCCTGTTCAGGTTCCTCCTCTCGGAGCTGTTCATCCAATCGTTCCTTTTCTTCTTTTCCTTCAGACATAAGAGCATCTCCATCCATTGATATTCCACTATTACCTATTGAGCCGAAATTAGCGAACTTCATTCTTATTCTACCCAATGTCATTTTACTCAATGCCGTAACATAATCCAATATCCACGGTTCGCCATATATATCTGTTGTGTCACCTTCCACCTCATAGGCTCTCACCAGGATGAACCCAGGTGAATCATAATTAACTTCATCTATAGTTAGTGTGTAGCCAGTAGGAGGCGTTGGTTTTATCTCTAATTTATTGGTATATTTATGGTACACGAATGTATATGAATCTACTGCATATTTCCTAACAGTATCAAGAAAATCCCTTGCTAAATGATATGAGACAAGTGAATATGAATCTCCACCTTTTAGCGCATCATACGCACCTCTTGAGTTAAGGAAATTCTCCATGGTGAATAATGTATTGACACTACCTGTTTGATTGGACTCATAGCCAAGGACACTGACCACACCACTATCCATTTGATATTCTGCCTGTCCGCCTGATAACATTACAGTAAAATATACTTCATTGGTTGCATTGCCTACGGCCCATTTAATGTATTGCTGCCTTGCATAATCAATGTGGTCAATTATCTGTGTGTTGTCTAATTCGACCTTTACCATTGGATATCCAAGTCTACGTAATACCTTTTCTATCAAATCTTCTTTTTTCATAGTTTAATCCTTATTGAAAAATCAGTAATATTCTATATGTATTTATACTTTACAAAACATTTTTATTGACTAATTATAATATAGATGTTATATTGTACTTGAAAGTGAGGTAAGAGACATGAAATTAACTGAAAAAGAAACCAAGGCATTTAAGGCAATCATGGTACAGGCTTTACGCCAAATGGGTGGTGACGAACCAAAAGACCTTCTGAATGATAATTGTTCATGGTTCAATGAGAAGGATTTAACCGATGATGGATTTGGTAAGCATCAGGCCGCTGGGTTGATGTCCTCTCTGGAGAAAAAAGGGTTAATTGAGAATTATGAACCTGATGAAAAATTTGGTTGGGTTATTTCTGATAAAGGTATAAATGAAGGCCAGTTACTATTTGGTAAGTAAAGGAGAGAATGAAATGTCAATAAAAATGTTGACACCATAAAGTAATAATGTTATATTGTACTTGAAAGTGAGGTAAGAGACATGTTGACTGATAAAGAATTTAATGAAACAAAAATCGGACAGAGGGTAGCCATGGTAACAGGACCGGGACAAGCACCTGTTTCTGGCCTTTGTGAAGCTGAAGGAACAATAGTCGAAAAAATATCCAATGGATGGGGTAGATACTTTTTGGTTAAATTTGATGGCGAACCCATAGATGACATGATGCATGATATTACCACCTCAGGCATAGGAATTTATATTCTTGACTAATCATATAATACCTGTTATATTGTACTTGAAAGTGAGTTAAGAAGGAAGCCAAAATTACATAGGTGATGCTGCTCATAATAGGAAGTTTTGAAATATAAACGTAATAGCTAGCAGACCCCGTTGGGTGCGTCCTATTCCTATGTAACTGTTTGCCCGAAATGTGGTAAATCAGAATATTTAAGACAAATGGAATTATAATAAAGGAGAATAATTATGATAAAACCAGTAAACGGACGCATACAAGTTAGTGATATTATTGACAGGATAGATGAACTGGACGATGAATTGGAGGAACTTAACGAGGAATGTATGGATTGCACTGAGAATGAGAAAGAACAAAAGATATATGATTGGAATGAAGAAAACAAAGATGAATATGATGAATTGATTGAACTCCAAGAACAAATAAGAGACTCTCCTACATGGAAAAATGACGGAGAATTAATTAACTCCTTTTATTTTGATGATGTTATTAAGGACCAGTATGATGAATATATACATGACATATTAGAGAATGTGCCTTATTTCATAAAAGACCATATTAGTATTAATTGGGAAGGCATTGCTGATAATATCGCAACGAATGAATATTTTGAGGTTGAGTATAATGGTCATTCTTATTTGGTAGAGGCTTAATTATTTATTTCAAGGAGCCAATCAAAATTGTCTTCTTCTATAGTAACACTGGACAATAGGCCCCAACCTTCATCATCTACACTTTTTGTTTCAAGTGATACTGTTTCATCAAGTATATCCATTAAGAATATATATGTTGACCAGTATAATCCTGAAACAAGGTCATCATCTAAATCTTTGCCATACATTTTATTACTTTTTTCTATATAAGAGCCTAATTGGTTTATTGTTTCTAAATCAATTAGGCTTAAATTGTTATCCTCAATGAGTTTTTTCATTAACAGTACTGCTTTTGGTTTTGTGGCTTTAGTTGCACGGATTCCAAGGTCACTTATTTTACTTCCACTGTTAACCATATTAGTGTATTCTAATTCCCACCATAATTTATTAACAACAGCTGCCCCTTCAGCATTATTTTCAACTATCACATAAGCGTTATTATAAAATATACCTGTTCTATGTATAATATCAGTAAACGAATACACATCAATCAGATTACTTTCGTATACTGCAACCTGTGCCAGTTTTATTGGATTTAAATTTATTACTTTAAGTACTTGCATTGTAGAAAAATGCTCACCGGTACCCTTGGCAACATCTACGCCAATTAAATATTGAGTATGTTCAATTGGTTTTTCATAAATGCGGAATTTATTCTCAAGTTCAATTAAAATAGGCTCTTGATATTGTGTGAATAATACACTTAATACCTCTGAATCGATAACAGTATTGGTTGACCCTATAAACTCACAGGAAAATTCCTGAGCAAATTTGACTTTACCTATATTTTTCAACTGCTGTTTTGCCCATGCTTTATCACGTCCAGGCACTGCTTTCCAGGTAAATTTTAAAGCAATAAAATCATTAATCTTATTATCGGCCTCACTGAATATCCTATGAAATAAATTGAACATTCCATTAGGCGTGGATATTATTATAATCTTTGCGGATTTTGATGCTGATATTGTTGGATAATTAGCTGCCCAGAAATCATCTGCTATTCCCTTAGGAACAAAGGCAAGCTCATCACAAAGCAAAAGATTCATTGGCTCACCACGGAAGGCATCAGCAGATGTCGCTGAGACTGATATCTTGCTACCATTGTCAAAGTGTACTGACATCTTGTTATATTGCTTTACACCAGGTTTCAACCAAACAGGCAGTTCTTCATATATTTCCTTCAGTCTGGTAAGTATACTTATAGCGGATTTTTCTTTATTTGAAACAATACCAATATTCTTGTTTTCATGGAAGATAGCATACCACAAGGCATAGATAGACACCACAGTAGTTTTACCTGACTGTCTGCTACATAATGCAACGGTAAACCTGTTTTCCTTGACTGTTTTTAAGATTGTTTTCTGGAATTTGTAAGGTTTGAATTCGATTTTACCACGGTCAGGATGAATAATTCTCACGTGCTTCAGAAAGGGCTTGATATTATTAGAACATTTAGATAGCTCTAATATTTGTTCTGGTAAGTAACCGTGTTCTTCAAGCGGTCGCTTCACATATTCACTATATCGTATACTCATGCCACCTATTTAGAATAGTTAGCTATATTTTTACCATTAAATTGGAATATGTTTTGAGTATATCACTGACATAACCATTTAAATTGCCGCCAACATATTTTTTTAATGCTTTATCAACACTTTTATACTTGTCTATGTATTCCCTGAGTACCCAGCAACCTAAATGTACATTATTATCAATGTAGAATATTTCATTGTATTTTATACCCATTGCTTTGATTTTTTCAGGATGTGCCTTTGGATTAATCTGTGTTAATCCAAGACATTTAGCTTTACTAACAGCTGTTGGCTTAAATGTTGATTCTCTGTATATCACACTAATAATAAG